GTCATGATCTTATTAAGAGCTTTATCAAAGACGAAGGTTATGACACCTACAAACATGCTCGTTGGATTAATTCTCGTACAGACGAATTCAAATGCTTTGCTGGCCCTTGGATCCAACCTATCAACAAAGCTGTATTCACTCACACTGCCTTTATCAAGAAAGTTCCTGTCGCTGATAGGCCACAAGTCATATTCGACCATCTCTACTCCCCTGAAGCTGAGTATGAGTGTACTGACTATTCTTCTCATGAGGCGCATTTTGAGGATGATGTTATGGACAGCATTGAATTTGAACTCTACCGCTACATGTTGGGACAAGCTAGCATGGGTGCTAAATTTGTATGTGACTTCGGTGTCGCCGTCAAGGGCACCAATCAATGTACTAATGCATTGATAAAGGCCTTTGTTAAGGCCAAGAGAATGTCGGGTGAACTGTCCACCTCACTCGGCAATGGATTCTCTAACTGGATAGTACTTTCCTACACAACTTGGAAGAAGTTTGGATATCCAGAACCTCCCCCTTCGTTTTTTGAGGGGGATGACGCGATCTACCGGCTAGCCCCTGGAGATCGCCTCACACCAGAAGATTTTCTTGCGGTGGGATGGTCCGTCAAGGTTGATCGATTTGACAGCCTTGCTGAAGCCTCATTTTGCGGCCTAGTGTTTGATCCGGATGATTTAGCTATCATTACTGACCCTAGGAAGCATATGAGCGAAGTGGCGGTGGCTCCGCTAAAATACCACAATTGTAGGGTCGGAAAAAAGCTTGAACTGCTGCGTTCTCGCGGGTATGCATATGTGTACCAATATTCCGGTGCCCCCATATTACAAGCACTAGGGCAAGCATTGCTCAGGTGCACTGCTGGCATTTCAACTCAGAAGTTTCTAGAATCACGCTTTCACCGTGCTGATGCGTACAAACGAGAACTATTAGAGAACGCCTTCCAGTCTGATCTACCAATCAAGGCTGTAGGAGTAGCGTCCCGTCTTCTCATGGAACGAAAGTACAATGTGACTGTCGTAGAACAACTTGAGATTGAGAACTACCTCGAATCTTTTAGGGATAAAGAGGATTTGTTCAAATTGGCAGAATATCCTGTCAGTGCAGATTTCTGGCCTCAGGAGTGGCATGATTATGCTAGTAATTATGCTGTACCGAGCTATTCCGTAGGGAAAAGAGGTTTACCCCTCTATGACCATACTGCGGATGTGCACCTCCAAGCCCACGGAACAGTCACGTT